ATCCATTTAATGCAAACGCGTGGGCAATGGCTGCAAATATCTTTAATCGAACTACGGGTCAGCAAATTGCAGGTACGGGAACTGCAATCAACACACCACAGACCGTCACGCTTACAGCGTCCAACGTGCCTGCGGGTCATGTGGTTCGCATCAACTTTTGGAAAGGGGCAGCGGCTCAAACTCCTGCACTTTCTAATGTCAGCGTAATATTCTAAGCATGAAACTTCTCTACAATACCCAAACAGAACAAGTCCTTCCGTGGCCGCGCATTGATGAGGAGCCGATTGTCGGTCTTGCTCCAGAGCTTTTGGAGATGACTGTGGTGGAAAGCGAACCGCCTGCTTACAACTCCGAAACCCAAGTGCTCACTCAATCGGATTCCGTCAATGTGGAAGCGCAGACTGTGACGCGCACTTGGGCGGTCACCGATCTTATCTATACCGCAGAGCAAATCGTCTCGCAGTATTTTAGCGCCTACCAAATCGCCGCCCTCCAGCGTTTTGAAATGGCCCTTCTCCAAGCAGGCAAGCCGCTCGGCGTAAAAATGACCGCCGCGAAGAACTGGCTGGAGGCCGTGATGCTGGGCTGGGCGATGAATCCTGTCGCTGCACCTGCGGCCAGCTTTGGAATCCCTGCGGCATCGTTTGAAGAGGCGAGTGCGGAGGCTGTGGCTGATCTATCCACCCCGAACCCCGAAACATAATGGCATTCCTATCAGCATATTATCCCCAGCCCGTAGTGGCAGGAACCACCGCAGGAACCTATGCGGAGGGAGACGATGCTGCCTTCAAGGTGGGATCGGATGACATTGAGATCACTAGTGCGGCCAAGGGGATTATCTTGCGGGATTCCAACGGGGTCAGACGCCGACTCAGAGTAGACACAGACGGAACCCCGCTAACAGAGGTATTACCATGATGAAGAAACTAGCACTTACACTTTTATTCGGGATTTTGGGGGTCGGGGTCTACGGGCAGACCATCAAAACGCTTGGATTTAATACGGCCAATGGCCAAGTAGTCGCCAATACGGGAACCAACTTTTTGACGTTCACGAATAGCATTTGGTTAAGCGCGGATGTGAAGATAGACGATGGGGTAACAATCCAGAGTGAAGGCGAAACTTATATTGATAGCTATTTTAGGTTTAACCAAGAGATTCGATTTAATGCCACAAACTCTGACGCAGCCTCTTTCACCCGCGCCAACCTCGGTCTTGGTTTGCCAGTTCTAACAAATACAAATAACGCAAATTTTCTTAATGATTTAGGAGTTGGAACAAATAGTTCTCCAACATTTGATACAATTACAACTGGTACAAACGGAATTTCTGTTGGCACTGCTGGGGCAAGATTTTCTCAATCTACATCAGGAGGTGGCGCTGCGATTGGTTGGCAGGGAAATTCCCAAAGAATTAGTTTTATTGGTAGTGTTGGCATGAGGCTTGAGGAGTCTGGTTTAGGTATTGCCTTTGGCGCAAGCAACACCAACGGAGCCGCCATCACCCGCACTAACCTCGGCCTTGGAGCCACATGGCTAACAAATGTGGCTGGCGGTGTTGGTTCCGCTATTATTGGTTCAGGCCCAAATAACACTGTATCGGGTAATGGTAATTTTTCTGTAATTGTTGGTGGGCGTGATCACGCAGTGAGCGGAGGGCTGTCAGTCGTTTTGGGTGGAAGAAGTAATGAAGTAACGGCCAACTACTCTATAGCTGCTGGAACGGCAGCAAAAGCGGTTCATTTTGGGTCATTTGTTTTTGCCGATTATGGAGTCAATGCACCTGATCTTATATCCTTCTCTTCCACTAATGACAATTCCTTCAATGTGCGTGCTGCTGGCGGGATGAGCCTTGATCTAGGAACAAATGGAATAATCTTTAGAACCAATGTGTCAGCGGACGCTACCCGCACCAACCTCGGCCTTGGCAACGGCATCACCACCAACCGCACCTTCGTCTCCTACGATGGAACCAACTACACCACCAACTCCGTGACCATATCCAACGGGATCATTACGGGATGGACGCAATAGCTTTGACTTAAATCCCGAAACAAACTAACCTATTTATTCCTAATGGCTTCTAACGGTAACGCAGAACTGGAGAATTTGAACGAGGCGGGATCTCCTCCTAAAAAGCGGATCAAATCCTCCGACAATCTTATTTCCATTGCAAATAAGTATATCGAACAAGACGAGGATGCGGCGTATCTTCGTGCGCGGGCTCAAGCCCTAGTCAACGGCGAAGCACCCTATGATGCCGAAGAGCTTAAATCCAAGGGACTTACCCACGTAGTCAATGCCAACTTTGGAGAAGCCAACTCCATTATGGAGGCTGCTCTAGCCCCCTATATTGAACTCCAAAACGGGGTGCCCCGCATCGCCAACGTCATCATGGACTCCTACGAAGGAGACTCCAACGAGGACTCTGAGATCATCTCTGAAGAGTTTGACTGGATGCTCAAGGAGTGGAACGACCACGCTTATAACATGCAACTCCTCTCCAGAGAGTTTGTCGGAGATGGAGTTGGGGTTGCTATGTGGCCCGACGAACGCTCCATCTTCTGGGAGCCGTGCGGACTCAAGGACTTTAAAGTGGCTCGCGACACTAAAGTTTCAGACGAATCTATCGAAGTAGCCATCGTCCAACGCTCCATGAGCGTGAGCGAGCTATACAACTACATCCGCAATCCTAAAGCGGCCAAGGCCCTTGGCTGGAATCTCAACGCGGTCAAGCAAGCCATCTGGAAGGCATCAACCAAGCGGGATCAGTGGAAGAACTACACTGCCCACTGGGAAGATTTTGAGCGCGAAATAAAAGAAAACGACCTATATGCGGGTGAATCTGCATATCATAGAGCACAATTGGTCTATGGTTATAACAAGGAGTTTGACGGCAAGTTCACCCAGTTGATTGGCAGTCGGGATTCTTCGGATTTCCTCTACGAACGCTACAGCCGCTATGGAGATGTCAACCAGTGCTTCGTCATCTTCACCTACGGAGTGGGACAAGGAACCTTCCACACCATTCGCGGGCTCAAGCAGAAGATCTACAATCAGATTCAGATTTCCAACCGCGTGTTGTGCCAAGCCGCCCAAGCCGCCATTACTTCTGGGCTTATCCAGTTGCAGGGTGACGCCGAAGCCATCCAAGACTTTCAATACATTGAGGTCGGGCCTTATACATTTATCCCTAGCGGGCTGACCCCGATCCAACTTCAACCTCCCGCAGTAGCAACTCAGGGGCTTCCTGTTTACAACCTGATGAGTCAGGTGTTGCAGAATAATACAGGTAGCTACCGTTCTAGGCAGACCACGCCCGAAGGCCAAGCAAGGTCGGCTACCGAAGTTGTCCAGCAGGCCCGCCAAGAATCCACGCTCAACGCCGCAGCACTGGAACTCTTTTACACTCCATATAACAAACTTCTGACCGAGCAGTATCGTAGAGCAGTTAGCCCCCTTCTCACAGCCAACGATAAGGGTGGACGCCTAGCCCTAGAATTCCGTAAACGCTGTCTACGTAGAGGAGTAAGTGTTGAGCGGATGCGCCAGTTTCTTAAAGTCACAGCCTTCCGCGCCATGGGCGATGGAAGCCCCGTAATGACCGAAATGGCCTCCAAGCAACTCATGGAGCTTTACTCCTTGATGGACGAAAAGGGCAAAGAGAACACCCTTCGTTCCGTCATCGCTGGTATCTCTGGGGTGGGTTGGCAGAAGGTCAACCTCTTCGTCTCCGAGAAAGGCCCCCGCCGTACAATTGACTTTGATATTGCCAACCTTGAAAACGGCAACCTTCGTAATGGCATTCAACAGATGGTGCATGACAGCCAAAACCATGCTGTGCATATCGAAGCCCACATTCCTCTTATGGCGGAGATTATTGAAATGCATCGCCAACAGCAGATGCCCGATGAGCGGGCTATGGCCATCCTCCGTCCCACAGCCGACCATACCACCGAGCATTTGGTTCTCTTCTCAAACAACAGCTTCCGCAAGCAAGAGGTCAACGAACTTAAACGCCAGCTTCAGAACGTCACGGCCTATGTTGATGAATTGGAGCAGCAGGTAATCAATCGGGCTATGGCCGAACAGAGCCAAATGCAAGAGGCTGCTATGGCCCCGCAAGAAGGGGGACAACAGCAGATTGATCCCAAGATGGAAATGGAATTCCAGAAGGCCCAACTTAAACTAGCCGAGATGCAGGAGAAGCGGATGATGAATCAAGAAACCCATCAACAGAAGATGGAGACGATCAGGCAACAGATGGCTCTTAATGATCTTAAGACGCGGAGTTCTATTCTAGAGAAAACGGCTAGGCCCGCAGGCCGACCCCCGATGGCTACACAAGTATAACTTTCTACTAGACAAACCACTTGTCCGCTGTTAGCGGTAGTATATATCTAATGACTGAATGGACCGATCAGGACGCCCGTGAATGGAGCAAAACGTGGGCGATGCCCCATATGCAGAAGGGGCTTAAATTCATCTCCAAACGGGTTCGTCCGAAGCGGAGCAGTAGTCCTGTGGCGCAAGGTTTTGATCTGTCGCCAGTGTTCATTAAGAGCGCGGGTTTTTATGAGGGCAGTCAAGAGGTTATGGATCTCATTGAAACTCTTGGTTATGGACAGGTAAATAAACCTAAATTTGACTTGCCAGAACCCTTTTCCCATATAACTTCAGAAGAAACCAACTAACATAACTAATATACTATTATGGCCGATATCCTCAATTCAGCCCTCACGGGTGACGCAGACTTTGCTGGCACAATCTTTGGTGGCAAAAATCAAGAACCTGTAGAACCCACTCCAAGTGAGACGCCCGCCCCTGAAACCCAGCAAGAAGAGCCAACGCCCGCCGCCGAAACCCCGAAAGAGGAAGCTCCCAAGGCGGAGAAAAAAGCTCCCGTTAAAGCGGAGCCCAAGGCCAAAGCAACCAAGGAAGAGACGGCCAAGGCGGTAGAGAAGATTACCGAGAGCGCATCCAAGGAGACCAAAGAAGAGGCTCCGAAGGCAGATGCTTCAGATGACGATCTTCCTCTCAACCCCCATTTCCAAGATAAAGAAGTGGCAGACAGGCCCGAAGGAGATGATTCCGAGAAGGGCATCTCAAGCTGGAAAGAGATTAAAACTGAAATGAAAAAGGCCCGCGAAGAGCGGGATCGCCTCAAGGCCGAACTGGAAGCCACCAAGGAGAAGGTTGGAAAATATGAGGGGGAGACAGTCAAGTCCCTCCAAGAAGAGCTAGAGGGGTACAAGACCCGCATGGCAGAGCTTAATCGTGAGCTAAAGACCGCCAACTTTGAAAGAAGCCCAGAGTACGTTGAGTCCATCAAAAAGCCTCTGGCTGGCCTTCAGGGCGATCTAAGGGCTATTGCAGAGGCCAATGACGCGGACTTCAGTAAACTCTGGCAAGCCCTCACCGAGCCCGATGCCCGAAAGAGAATCGACTCCCTAGAAGACCTGACGGGAGACTTCAAGCGCATGGAGCAGATGTCCATTGTCAAGATGGCCGATAAATACCATGAACTGGCTCAATACCATGAGCGGTTCCAGAAGGAGGCCGAATCCCTCTCAGAGGCAGAAAATGCCCGCAAGGCCCAATCTGAACAGGAATTTATTGAGAACGATCTTCGTCTCCAAAAAGCCTTCACGGCCAAAACGTGGACAAATTTGGAAGACCGCTACAATTTCCTCCAAGAAATCGACGGACAGGATGACTGGAATAGCCACATCCGCAGCGCCAAGAAAAACGCCGCAGAGACCAATCTGGATCGCTTGAGCGTCGAAGACCGAAGCGCCATCCTTGCGCGGGCCGCTGTTGTCCCCTTCCTTGAAAGTGCCATCAACCATTATTCTGCCCAATTGCAGAAGGTTAGCGAGACCAAGGACGCCGAAATCAAAGAACTTAAGACCCAACTGGAAGGACTAGTTGGGGCCACTCCGAGTCTTGGCAAGGCTACCGAAACGGATGCCAGCGAAGAAGATGAGGATGTGGATAGCTTGATGAATTTCGGAAAATCTATATTCCGCTAAATTCTGCTATTGACAATTTGGCGTAAATGTAATAGTTTGCGCTCAAGACTTAAGTCCGAGTTGGTCGCGGATGCCTCGCTGGCGGGTTAGCCTTCAAAATTTGTTGCCGTAAATCTCTGGTCGCGGCCCAGAAAATCAACCGATAGATGGGCATTCTATGCCTTGATATCAAACCTAACCCTTAAATTAAATAGAAAGAAACTAAACAAATGTCAGCACAAACTGCTACAACTTGTGAGGCCATCAGTGATCAGTTCCAGCGCGAGACTGGACGCATTGCTCTTGGTACCCATCGCTTGGGTCTTTATAAAGATCCTTACCTCCGTCTTGTCACCCAGTCGGCATTTCCCGACAACATGGGCAAAACGATCACCAACACCATCGCCCGCCGCACGATTGCCTCTGGCAGCGGTTGGGAGACCATCGGTGTTACTGGCGAAGCTGGTCAGGACAACTCCTGCTTGGCTCCCGTCAAGAAAGTCGGCTACGCCTTCGATCAGAAGAACTTTTCGCTCCGCCAACAGGCTGTCGAGTCGGATTGGATCTGCTTGGAAGACGTTCGCACCTCGGCCTTCCCGATTGACGATGTAAACAACTACATCAAGATCTTGGCCGACAACGTCAACGTTGAGTGGATCAAGCGTTACGACAACGATTATCTGTCCAACGTCAATGTTATGAGCGTTGAGGCAGGTTTCGACAAACAGACTGGTCTTGGTTCCACTGGTTCCATCACCAACGATTTGGCCACGATCAGTGATCTCACGGCCCCGACGAGTGTTCTTACGACTGGCGTTCTGCGTCAGATCTACGACACCCTCTACTCGGACAACGCTGGAGATGACGGCGATGCAGTCACCGATGACGGCGCTCCCGTCTTCAACGTGATGTCGGATCGCGCCACCATCGAACAGTTGGTCAAGATCAACGAGGACATCCGTCAGGACATCCGCTGGAGTGATCGTGTGAACGACCTGTTGGGCACCAATGGCCAGATGCTTCTTCCTAAGAAGAGCTACGCTGGTTATGTGTTCCACAGCCGTCCGTTCCCGAAACGCTTCAACGATGGCGCTGGTGGCACGTTGGTCGAGGTTGCTCCTTACATCACGGAAGGTGCCTTCAAGGGCACGAAAGCCGTGGTCAACCCCGCCTACAAGAATGCGAAGTATACCTCCACGGTTATCTTCCATCCGAAGGCGATGGAGTGGCTCGTCCCGAACCCGAACCTCAAAGTCGGCAAACTGGTTTATGATGCTCAGAACTATCGCGGAGATTTCCGCTGGGTCAACGAGTATGATAAAAATTGTAACCCCGACAAAAACAGTGGTTACTGGCGGGCGAAGATGGCCTGTGCCGTCAAGCAGATCTTCCCTGAATGGGGATATTACATCATCCACCTCCGTTGCAGCCTTGCGAACGATCTCGTTCCTTGCGCCAGCGGCAGCGGCTACGGATACTTGGTTCCCTAATTAATTAGGTTCCCTTCATCAAGGCTTGCCTCGGAGTAAAATCTGAGGCAAGCTCTATGAGGAGAAAATAACTATTATGAAACTAACTATACCGACTGATTATACCCTGCCTGAAGATGTTGCTGATGGCGACACCTTTGAAGAGCTTGTGACCTTCCGTGTTGACGGAGATTCGCTGGTTCCCACCATGTTGGCTGGCGTCGAGATTGCGGCTGAAGAGGCCGAAGACGAAGACGAGATGGAGGACGAGGCCGCTGACGAAATGGAAGCTGGTGTGTCCCCTATGGCTGGCATGGGTGAGCGCATCATGGGCATGGCTTAAAAGACGGAGACCATAGGCTATGGCTCTCCCTACTTTAGATGCGGTGTTTGCTTCGGCGGCGGATCAGCCCCGAAGGTATATGCTTTCCCAATGGCTGGTAAGAGAATTGGGATCTGGATCTATTGCCGATTACGTTACCCTCCCAGAACGCTATCTCTGGGCCAAGATCGCCGTAGCCGCAGGAGGCCCGAAGACCGAAGCAGACTACATCTCTCTTCCTAAACAATATGTGTGGAAGGCCATCTATGATGCGGTTTCGGGGTCGAGCCTTGGCACTATCGACTGGAGTGAAAAACAAGCATTGGGGCATATTGCCGCCGCCTATCGCGGAGACACAGCCAACCCCGCAAACCTAGCCACTTACATTAATTGGCCTTGGCGTTACCAAGTAGCCTCCATTATTACCAGCTTGCTTGTGCCGCCAGAACCAGCTTGCGATAATGCAACCGCACAAGTTCTTATGACGGGTTGGGTTTTTGGGGATAGGACATTATCGCCAATTGGCTATCTTCCATACGGAAAAGAAACTTATCAATATGGTGATGAAGTTGTGAGATATGAAACTGGTGTTTGGATTTATGAAAATAGCGGATTAGGAGAAATAACAAGGGCCTACAGCTATGCAGATTATCCTTGGTTGGCTATTTGGGATTCCCCATTTACATCAAGTAAAATATGCCCTTAATTTTATTAGATAAGATATCACTATGAGCATAGAAGAAATACCAAGACGCAGGGGTATGGAGCGTGGAGTTAAGCTGACGATGAGCGAGTTGATTGCGGGCATTGCCCTAATGGTTACTTTGTTTTCGGCGCTTAATGGATGGGTTGTCCTCCCAGAACAGATGCGGTCTATCCAAGCCAATGATGCTAAACAGGATGCGCGGATTGAAATGATCAACAAGGAAAACCAAGAGAGGTCTGAGACCCTAGCCAGAATTGACGAGCGCACAAAAAGAATCGAAGATTACTTGAAGTCCAAGGGATTCTAGTCTAGCTTTAAACATATGAAATCATTCTTTAGCTACCTCTTCGGGATTCCCGCCAAAATCTGGAGCTTTTATGCCCCTATCCTCCGTGAACTATTTGTGGATGCTGCGGCGTCCCTCTTGCCCCTTGCCTTGGACATTGTCCGCGAGTTGGCCGACTCCAGCAAAAGCGGAAGCCAAAAGCGCGAAGCAGCCGTCAAAAAGCTAACCAGTGCTGCTCTTCGTAATGGTATCGACGTTTCCGAGTCCCTAATCCGCTTCACGATTGAATCGGCAGTTCAGCGGGTGAAGTTGGAGGAATAATCAAATGAAAGATAAAATCCTAGCATTTTTAGTCTCCAAATCTGGAGGCGTCATCACCCCGATTATCGCCGTGGCTGTGGCAGCGGTTGTTTCTAAGCTCGCCATGATTGATCCCAAGTTGGCTGAATCCGTAGACCAAACAACCCTCACAGGATTTGTTGTAGCCCTCTTGATCTCCATGGTTAATTACTTCACCAATGAAGTGAATGTTAGGGGCGTCAAGAAGATTCAAGCCTTGGTCAATACAGATGTGGATGGCGTGGCTGGGCCTGTAACCTACACTGAAGTCCGTAGGGCTATTGAGGTGCCTGCTGCCCGCAAACCAGCCCGCAAGCCCGCCTGTAGCCGAAAGAAACGTCTGTGAAGCCCTTATCCCATGAAGTCCTCAAAGCAATACTCGTCCCCGTCCCTCCCAAAGAAGATCGCAGAAGTTTCCTTGTCCGTTTACTCGGTTCCCTCCGTTTCTGGGCCAAGGGTAAGCGGGGCCATGATGGAAAGACTTCCCTCACCATCGGAGTCAGAGGTGGAGCGGATTTCTAGGAATTGGGATATCGGAAAAAGAGTTTGCAAGTGGTAAGGTTTATGGGTGAAATCAACCCATGTGGAAGTTAATCCTGAAACTACTTGGCATCGAATCAAAGAATGGCCCAGCGCCGTCCTTGCCGAGCTTGCCATCCGAATCCAAGACGAACTCAAATCCAGAGCCAGTCGCCAAAAAGCCCGAAATAAAAAACCCGCTAGAAAAACTGGCTGATATCGCCAAGTCCCAAGTAGGAGTAAAAGAAGTCGGGGGTAACAACAACGGCCCGCAAATTCGGAAGTATCAGGGGGCAACAACTTTAAAACCAGCATCTTGGCCATGGTGCGCGGCCTTCACATCGTGGGCTACTCAAGAGTGGCTTAAGGACAGGGATAATGTTGAATGGCTGGGACTCAAGGTGATGACTCCAGAGCAATGGAGACCGAAGACAGCAGCAGCGTTTGGGTATATCTCATGGGCCAAAGAAAGACCCGCTACTACGAAAGTATTTTCCAATAAGGCCAAGCCCCATGTTGGAGACTTCGCCGTGTTTGACTTCTCCCATATCGGGATTGTGACCAAGGTTCTATCTGACGGAAAGTTCCAATGTGTGGAGGGTAATACCAATGGGCGCGGAACCCGCGACTCCGCCTCTGGAGACGGGGTGTGGCTTAAGACGCGGTCTGCGTCTTTGGTTCGCAACTTTGTCAGAATCAATCCATCAACAGTCAAATGAGCAAGGACAAGAAGAAGAAGGTCTACCGCAAGCCCGCTCCTAAGACCTGTTTCTACTGTGGGTCAGAAAAGATTGAACGCATCTCAATGGGCGGTGTCAATATCATCCGATGCAAAAACTGCGGAGAAACCCAAGACTGAGCTTATGGCCGTCCATGACGAAAGGCTCCAGAAGGTGTTGGACAAGCTATGCGCCGAGCTTATTGAATACTTTGATTCGGGGTTTGTGGTGGCTACTTTCCAAGACGGCGGGGAGACAAAGAACGCCTTCCTTAAATTCGGCAATGACTATGCCATCGAAGGTATTGTCTCCAACATCCATGACATCCTTTATGGACAAGACGAAGATGAAGACGATGACGATGATTTGGATGACGGGGACTTGAAGAAAGTCCTTAAAGACAAATAACTCTTATGCCAAAATCCACACTTAGCTTCGACCTTCCAGAAGAACAGGTCGAATGCGATATGGCCCACAAGGCTGGGGATATGTATTCAATCTTGTTCGGAATGGAATCCCGTTTCCGATCCCACGTTAAACACGGGTCTGATCCCGAATGGCACACCGAGACCATAGAGTCTGTCCGTGAGTTTCTTTTGAACGAAATGGCGGATCGTGGCGTCAACTTCAACTAACCTACTATGAAAAAAATAGCAGTCCTATCGGACTTTCATTGCGGCCACAGGGTCGGATTAACCCCAACAGGCTGGTTGCCCGAAAAAGACGAGAATGGAGAAATTCCTCTCTGGGCTCAAATTAACAAAGCCCACTGGACATGGTATGCCCGCGAGATTGCGCGTAACGGCCCCTACGACATCATTTTCGTCAACGGGGATCTGGTGGATGGTAAGGGCAAGAAAAGCGGGGCTACGGAGCTTCTAGCCCCCGATATGGAGGATCAGGCGGATATGGCCGTAAAGATCATCCGTCAAATCCCGAAAACAAAGAACTGCAAGATAGCAATTTCAAGGGGCACTCCCTACCATGTGAGTTCCTCAGACGGAGAGGATTGGGAGAATGTTATCGCAGAACGAGTGGGAGCTACCATCTCCGACCAACTCTGGATTGAAGTCGAAGGAATCGTCTTCGATCTCAAACACCACCCAGCAGGAAGCGGGAGCCTCCCCCACACAAGGCACACGGGGGTAGCCAAAGACCGCCTCTGGAATGTATTGCTTACCGAAGAAGGAGAGCAGCACAAGGCCAACGTCTTGCTAAGAAGTCATGTTCATTACCACAACTTCTGCGGAGGAAGCGACTGGATCGCCATGACCACCCCAGCACTCCAAGGAGCAGGCAGCAAGTTCGGAGCCCGCCGATGTGTGGGCAAAGTAGACTTTGGATTCCTCACCTTCACCGTAGACAAAGGTTCATTCTCATGGAAACAACACATAGCAAAACTAGTAGAACAAAAAAGCCCGCTCCTAAAATTGTAATCCCATCATGGGATAAGGTTTGGGAGTCTGTTGGCAGGGACACTACATTCACCACCATTGAGGCGATGAATGCCAATGGATGGAAGACAGTGGATCAAGTAATGAAAATTACTGGACTGTCCAATTCCCGAATTCGCAACATGATCAGCGAGGAGAAGTTTGATCGTGAAAAGAAAAGGGTCAAAGATGGAGGGACTATTAAAACAATGAACTTTGTCAGGCCAAAATGTTAGCACAAATCAAACAACTTAAAGTAAATATTGATGATCGTGGATGCTTGACTGAAATATTCAGGCTTACCGACGATCCCCATGGATTTGGGCAGGCATATATTACAACTTGCACACAAGGAGTAATTAAAGCTTGGCATCGCCATCAAAAGCAAATAGATCGCTGGTATTGTGTAAATGGCGCGGCAAGGCTTGGTTTATATAACAGCGAATCTGGAATTAACCAAACCATAATTCTATCATCTTCAGTTCCTATGCTTGTGACGATTCCTGCTGGAATTTGGCATGGATTTACTCCAGCTTGGGGTCACCGCGAAGCCGCCATGCTCAATATGCCGTCCACTCAATACGACATTGAGAACCCTGATGAAGACAGGGTTGGGCCTTATGAATTTGATTATAACTGGAACCCCGAATCACGATGATTGCCATAGCCACTTACGCCACCAAAAAGTATTTTTATTGTTGGCAATCGGTATTACGCCATATTGCGGCAGCAGCATCTCACCATGAAGAGGCCCACTTTATTTTGGCTACAGACAAAAGTAAAGAGGCCAAAAATGCCATTGAGTTGGCTCAAACAGAACTTCCAGACGGCTGGAAAATATCATCTATCAATGTTGATGTTGATGACTCTGAAGGAGAAAAATACAAAGAACAAAGCCAAATGTTAATTGCCCGCCTTCAGGGAGCGGCGTTTAGTTTGGCTAGGAAAATTCGGGCTACCTCGCTGTGGAGCGTGGAGAGCGATATGCTAGTTAGCGCCGAAAGCCTCCGAGTAGCAGAGTGGGTTCTTCAAATGCCGCAAGCCGATGGAAGCCCGTATTACGATATAGCAGCAGTCACCTATCCCAACGGAATGTTTTTGGGGGGATTTGGAAGTCCCCAATCGCAGATTAATGAGGATTTTACAATGGAGGAACGCAAAGTTCCAGAAAGGCTAAAGAGTGCAATTAAAGCATGTGAAGCCCGACTTAAAGAATGCAAAGATAAAAAAACAGCCGAAAAAGAAATGAAAAGGATGGGGCGGTTACGTGAAAAAATTAAAGCTTGCCCTCCAGACGGAAACATTTGGGAGGTTATTGCCAAACATGGATGGAGAAAACGGGGATGGATGGATTTTGCTTATCCTGCTATTGGAAGAGGATCTATTGTGCCAAGCGATTGGTGTGGGCTTGGATGCACCCTATTGAACCAGAAGGCCCTATCCTTGGCTACATTTGAGGGATATGACGGTAAGGGTACGCAGGATTTATTCTTATGCTGGAATCGGTGGCATCCAGCAAAACTCAGGATTGCATGTGTTCCGCATGTGGTATGCGACCACATTAAAAGAAAACATGCAGATGCCCCAAAAGGCGATCCAGAAATTATTCATTACAGGGCTTACCACGAAACGCAAGATGAGCATTTGGGCCATCTTAGGGTCAACATGGTTCCTTGGAATAGTTTATAAAATATCATGGGTTTACGCCGATATCAATAAATGTATTATAATTATCTTTGTAAAGAACTGGGCAATTTTCAATTTCAACAAGTTCATAATCAATATCCCTGTCTCCCCTGAAACCCTGAAGCCAAATAAATGGAGCATCAAAATAAATTGCTGTTGATTCATTTTGTTCTGGATTTATAGTAGTAAATCCGCCGCTTGTTGTAAAAAAGTTAAAATCTTGATCAAAATAAGCTCCACGCAAAAGTCTTTGATAAAATGTGGCGCTTTTTTCTGGTTTTCCGCCAAAAACATATTTAGCTCCAATTATTGCGTCTTCGTGTTTTGTTCCGTCGATTCCAGCTATTGCGCTTTCTGTTGTGCTTCCAGTTCGGTATGTAAACGATGGCCCGCTTTGTGTCCATGTTTTGTTGCTTGATGTGTTGAGAGAAAAAATTCCACCATAGCCAAAAAAATAATCAAGCTGTCCAAGTCCTAAAATCGTTTCTTGAGTTCCTCTATTCACAGCAACAAAAAAACTTCCATCGTTAAATGTTGGGCCATCAAATGTAAAATTTTTTCCAAATTGTCCACTTAAAAATGCTCCAAATGGACTTGCTATGCTGCATAAAAGATAATTACTAAATGCAAATAATTCTCTAATTGTTGTTTGATACCTTATGCCCAAATACGGTTCGGTGTTTATGTAGGTTGTGTTTCCTGCTCCACCAGCTTGAACTTGATTATTTGTATCAATTGGAAAAGAGGCAAATGTTGTTGTAGAAGCAAAACTTTTTATCTTGTTTGCAAATCTTTGAATAAAGGGTATTGCTTTATATGTAAATACTGGATTTGGCGATACCTCTGTGAATGTTTCATATTCAGATTCAAACGCTGTAATTGGTTCTGTGTTACCTCTGTGCTGATATGTTCTATTAAAAATAAATGTATCCCGTAAAGTCGATATATATTTTACAAATCTAAAAAAACTTTGTTCGTTTTCTGGGCCAGTGTTTGGAAATTTATTTCCAAAATAATATGCAGTTAAGTCACTTTCATCAAATTCAAGGTCTTCATATTGTAAAGAACTTGATGACTCTTGCACGGAAAGACTTGATGTTGGTGTATCATCATATTGTGTAAACACGTTTCTTGTTTTTACATCAGCAGATCTTGTGTATTTTGTTGCTGTTGTTACATAATCGTCTATTTGCAATGCTTGACTATCCCAAGAGCTTGCGTACAAAAATGTAGTAAGCGCCAGCCAAACCCTGTTAGGATTTGTTGAAGTGTTTAATTCATAAATTGTATCATGTGTATTTCCAATAGTGGTTCCAGAGTTTGTTTCCCCTGTCACCGTTATTGTGATCGTGGTGTTTACTGGCTCAGTAAAATTTGCCTGTGTTGGAACATTAGAAGTTGTTGAAGTAAAATTTATGGTGTCAAATTTATTGGTTGATTTTGTTTTTGTTGTATAGACGGCTTGTAAAGACTGGGTTCTAACAGAATATGAAACAAAGTTTGCTGTTCTCGTTCTTGTTGTTGAGGTGTAGCGAACTACCGTTTTTTGGTTCGTAAAAGAAGATGATCCAGAGGCGCTTCCGCTATTTGTTGTTGTTATGGTGCTCCTGTTTGTTCCGACTCCAGATATTGCTGTTCCGCTCCATGAGGATGACCTTGATGTATTGTAAGAGTAGGTTGTTCCAGTAACGTTTCTGCTATCTGTCGTTCCTCCGCCGCCCCCTCCTTGGGTTGGTGATTGAAAGGTTGGAGTATACGAACTTGTGGCGACAAAATTCATTTCGCCGCGAATCGTAGCTGACCTCCAAATCATCATTGTATTCTATACCATAAATTGTAAGCGGGCGTTCCAAACGAACCGCCAGTTCTTTCTGTGGCAAACACATTTTGAACACGAACAGAAATATCTCTTCCTCCAGAAGTATTTATGTTAATACCGTTTTCAAATAGTCCAAAAACAAAATCTGCCTCATCTGGTGCGGAGTTTTCAGTTGTTTGCGAGTATTGAGGCAAAGATGTTGAAACATTTATTTCTGCTCCATTTATGAATTGGCCGTCTGTTTTTACGGTAACAATTCCATAGCATAGTGTATCTTTGGATGCTGTAAATTCATCATCCCAATTTTCTGGAAGAATTCCAGAGATTGTCCCACCCCTAACCTTTAGCGTATAAGTGTCATTTTCTTTTTTCTTTACATAAATATCCCAAGGTTTTAAATCTAATTCGGTGGCTGTTGATGGTATTTCTGGCTTAAATTTTTGCAGCCCATTGAATGGTTCAATTGTTTCAAAATTAATGGGTGATCCAATTTGGATTGATCCATTTTCATCAATGTTTGTTTTTGTGTTTCTTGATGACTGTATCGCGCTATTTATTGTCTGATCGGCCAACCATCCACTAATCCTGCCAGAAGACTGAAACTTTTTTATTTCTCTAGCTATTTTTCGTCCAAGCGGCCCACCCTTTGCCATAGATTGCAACAGGGCTTCTTGCCCAGACTGTGTGGAAAGAATTGAAAACGCTAATCCCTTTTGTTCTCGCCTTTCCTTATTGCGAGCATCAACTTCGTTTGCTCTAATATTTGAACTGAATTCCATAATCAAGCAAAAACAGAAGCATCAAAAACAACAGCCCTGACCAAAAACCAATTAAATTTATAAGGCTCTACGGATGTGCTGATTATGTATTTCCCGTTTTTTGGAACATCTGGTTGATTTGTTTCTGGTATTGTTATTTGATCGTCTATAGAAATGCTGTGAGATATGGGTTTTATTATTTCTACAGCAGGAAATTCTTCTCCAGTTGACGTAGTAACGCCTTCATAGTTTAGTTTGATTTCTCCAGAGTCAGCATTAAGAGTATTTGTTAAATTAAGAATTTTTTGTGAGCGCAAACACGGAGGAATGTTTATAATAACAGGAATTAAAGATTTTTTATAATCTGTCTGAGATTCAGTTGTTGGCTGATAGCCTATTTCTTCATTGCGAGTAAAAGACATTGCCCTGCTTATTCCGACACTAATTGTTTTTGTTTCTGATACTCCATAAGCTGTTGCAATAAAAGATTCTGGTTTAAACACTGGCCAATTTCCAGTTGCTCCAACTTTAGAATTAATGGAGCCGCTGTTAAGATTTGATTTTTCTAGAAAAAATATGTGAATGTTTGCTGGAATATTGTTTCCCCAGTATTCTTTAAATGTTATTTCAATTTTTGGAACCAGCGAAAGCGTTGAGGATATTGAGCCGTTGTCTCTTTGTGTCAAAGAATCAAAAGACCCTTTAAGTCCACTTGAGTCAAATTCGTTTTCTCCCAAACTTTTTTCTTCCTGCCACCCAGCAATTGTAACATCAGAAAGAACTCTGGGAGTATTAACATCAGCAGATGAAGGAATTACAATTGAAAATCCACCAAGAATTGATTCAAGAGAATCTAAATTATATTCCCTAACAAGATAATTTCCATCTCCAAGTCCTTCAACTTCAATATTGTATCCAGTTACAACAGTGGAAGATATATATTCTACAAAAGGAAGTTGAATTCCCCAACTCTCATCAAGATCTCTATTATTAATTTCTTCGTAATTTTCTTCTCTTTGCAGTGTAACAGATTGAACAGTGTGAGCCGTAAGCCTTTGTTCTGATTTTAAAAATTGTCTATCTTCTAAAACTGGAATAGAAACAGTAGTTTGTTCTTTTGTTTCCTCCGTTCTATTGAGAGGGCTATTAATTCTGAATTTTTCAGGTATTGGATCGGTTTTTTGAACCGACAAAAGCTTAGAGTCAAATACATTATCAATCTCTGTTTTTCTTACTACATAGTTTCCATCTCCAAGAGCTTCGCTTTGAATGATTTTTTTTGCTGTTGGTTGCTCTGTTGTGTCTCCGCCTTGAAGCGTTTCTGTAATATTTGCAAGTTGCAAATCATTGTTAGTTGTTTTTTGTGTAAGAGTTCTTGGAAGTAATGTTTGATTTCTTGATGTTGATGATATACGCTTTACAAACTTATCTACTTGCTGTTCGCTTTTGGATATTTGCCCAGAAGACAAAATAGGAGTTGTTGCAGTTCCTTCTATGTTTGACTGTTCTGTGGTAGACGGAATAAGAACCCTGAACTTTTCTGGTATCGGATCTGGGCGCTCTGTTGAGAAAACTTTTGCGCTAAAAATTTCTGGAGTTTCAGTAATTCTTTCAATTATTGATTCGGCGTCTTCGCGTGAAACTTCAACTGTTTTGATTGCTGTTGGATTTGGCGGAACATATCCATCTGCCGCCTTTCGCTGCGTTGTTATAGTAACAAGTTGTTTTTCGTTGTCAGTTGCTTGCCCGATTAATTGGGGGCCGCTTACGGAATATTTTTCAACAATTTTATCAACAACCAAAGTATTGATGGGCTGATAAGATGTCTGAGTAATTATTCCGCCGTTATTAACAAGTGATCCCTCAAGACTTCCATCATCGTAAACAATCTGACTAATCCTTTCAATCGGGCCTTTGATTGGATCATAAACGTCCTCTCTGCGAACTGGGCCGTTTAATGTGTAAGTTGTTGTTACCTTGTATGATAGATATTCGTTGTACGCTTCATAACCAATCTGTGTTACTACAGGATCATTAAATTCAATTGATGCTTTTTCTTCCCCTGTCGGAACAAATAATTGCCTTCTTTCCTTAACAGCGCCAAGTCTTGGATCGTAAAAATCCCGATCTTTTATTGGGAATAGAGAGTTTTCATCTTCGTCGGTCTTTATAGACCAAATCTCTTCTATTTCTAGAGAAACAATGGCCGATCCGTCCCGCCCTTCATATGATATCTTTTTATCAGACGACAAACTGGCTTGCTGTCCTTCATTTTTAACCGCTCTGCGCCGACCCTGAATCGGGCCTAGATCGTCATCATAGCGGGTAAATGGCACCCAAGGAGAGGGAAGAATCTCCCACACATGGCGAACCCGTTCATCCCCAGAAAGGGGCTGGGCCCCCGTAAATACATGGTTAGGATAGCGTTTGTCGGGACAGGTTGAGAGGTCTTCAGGAACCTTGTACCCAGCCACCCTTGGGTCGGCATTTAGGCTTACAATTGGGTAATCGCGATCATTGGCGGAGTAGCCAAGGACATAGATACGATTCAGGGGCGGGTTTTCGGCCATAGATTGCGAGTCAACCTACTCTAAAAGCCCGATCCTAGCAAGGTCATTTTACCCTTGCAAGATTGAACGAATCTGGTAGATTGCGGTCTGAGGGTATGTGTTCTCCCTCGTTTTCATGTGTATGATCGCGGGGGGTAGGTTAGTGGTTTTTCCTGCCCCCCGCCCTTTTTTAAAAAATACTTTGAACGTTTGACAAAGCCGAGTGTCGGATATAGAGAATACCAAAACCATATGTCATTCCAAAAACCCAACCAAAAGAACTACGATAAAACACCCAGCCTCCACCATGGCGACCTCGTCAAAAACGGCCCGAAGCTGGTCACAATCAAATCGGTTCCCAAGGTCATCGTTCGTAAAGCCGATCAGAAAAAGTTCCATCTGGTAACAGTGGAAGTCGGAGGAGTGGATCATACCTACTTCATCCCGAATAAAGATATCGAAGATGGATTCAAAGAGTATGTCGGCAAGACTGTAGTCCTTATTGCTTCGGGCAACGACAGGCAGGGAACGGCTACGATGGAAATCCAAGCCGCCATGGTTAAGGGATCGGAGTTGCCAACCACAATCCAACCACGGGGCGGTCTTAAAGCCGAGTCAGCGCAAAGCTCAGTGGTTGCGCTGGATAGGATGCATAAAGACTTTAAACATCCTCAAGAGCCCCAGAAGCCCGCAGGAGAGGCCGTCAAGAATCCCGAACCCAAAGACCGCGAAGTTAAAGTCTTCCTCTGTCAGGCGGCAAACCTTATGAGGTTGTGTGTGAAGAAGGCCAACGACATTGCTGTCGAGCTAGACCTTCCCAACGAACATAGGCAAGGCATAGCCACCTCGCTCTTCATCCAAGCAGACCGCTCTGGCCACACCTTCAAGATGCCCATCCAACCCTACAGTCCCGAAGAATTGGGCTATGGGGCAAGCAAGGCTGAGTCCCTCAAAACCCCGCAACCAGAGGAGGCCAATGACTAGCTATGGAAAGGGCATTAAGATTTTGCCGCACGATCAGGGAACATTTCTTATCCAGTCACGCACCCACCAAGAAGATTTCTACCTCGTTGACGTTGGAGAAGCCCCAATTACCTGCACTTGTCCAAGCTATCAATTCCGCAAGGAGTGCTTCCACATCCGATACATCTGTAAACTCTTGGGCATCAAAACGCCGCAAGCAACCAACAACCAACTAGAAAAAGCAGCATAGATATGAAGAAGAAAACTAAAGCCCAGAAGAAAGTGGCAACCGTAATGCGCGAATACTCCAAGGGAAAACTCAAGAGTAGTTCGGGCCAGAAGGTAACCAAACCAGCCCAAGCGAAGGCTATTGCTATGTCGGAAGCTGGCATGAGCAAAAAGAAGAAGGGCAAATAATCCTTTGGCGGGGTGGCCGAAAACGGCAGATCTTACATCTAACCGTCAGGTTCAGCCAAATATGGGATCGCCCAGCCCCGCTACTTTCTTTGAACGTTGTTATAAAAACAGCGTCAGATTCATAACAACACTATGATCATAACCAACCGATTTTCTTTACCCCAGCCTTTCGTAGACCTTGTCAGCGAGGACACCTACAGCAAAGGGGAGTCAGACATCACCACTACAGGTTTGGCACAACCTCCAAAGATCTCCGAACTCTGGAAACGCCACAGCAACGAGATCACCATGGACTGTTCCGAGAAAGTATGGACGATGTTGGGGACAGCCAACCACTACGTTTTGGAGCAGATAGCGAAGCGGAATCCCGAACGCTACGTCTGCGAGCAACGTTTTTATATCGATGTGGACGGCGTCAAGCTGGGAGGACAGATCGACTTGTTTGACCGCGAGACCGAAACCTTGTGGGACTACAAGGTCTCCAGCGTCTACAAGGCCATGAGCGATGACAAGCTTGACTGGACAAGGCAAGCCAATGTCAACAAGCTCCTCTGCGAACACAATGGCATCCACCCCAAGAAACTTGCCATCCTGCTTGTCTGTAAGGACTGGAAGCGCAAGGACGCCGAATTCAAGGCCGACTATCCTAAATGCGCCATCCAAGAAATCCCACTCCAGATTTGGCATGAGGCCGAGACAATGGCATACATCCGCTCTCGTATCGCCTTGCACAACGCGGCAAAGATGGTAGAAAAGGAAGATGACATCCCCGTCTGCACCGAGGAAGAACGCTGGGCTAAACCCACAACATGGGCCGTCCTCAAAGAAAAAGGAGCGAAACGTGCCGTTAATGGTGGCTTATACGGATCTGAGGCTGAAGCTTTGCTACACGCCAAAAGAATCGGTGGTGCCGTTGAGAAACGGGAGGGTGAGGAAACAAGATGTTTGCATTTTTGCCAAGTCAGGCAATTCTGCAACTTTGGAAGAAAGCTAAATGAATAAAGAAATAATTGTTGCAGCTTACAATGAAATCGTTAATTGGATTCCAGAACATTGGCAAAACATAACCACAATTTACAGGTGTGGAATTCCAGAAAATAATATTTCACACAAGATTCAAAGTCGCCACAGACACCACGATCAAAACGATTTTTATGGAAAAATCGACCAACTCCGCGAGCTTTATTATTTATACAAAGAAGTAAATGAGCTTTTTTCCAGCGAAGAAAAACATCAATCCCGCGACAATGGGCTGATTAAAACTAAAAAAACCATCAATTGTCCCAAGCTTCGGGAGTCCCAACAATGGTTAACACACATTATTTCTCGTTACGACTGTTTGGCAGAAATAACTGTATTTTTGCAGGGCTGTCCTTTTGACCACTGTAATAATATTATTGATCTTGTTGATTCGATTCATAGCATTTCCTTCTGCTGCTTTCCACAAAGAGATGCGGGAAAAAATAACGAATCAATGGTTAAAGATTTTTGGATAAAGCTCGACGATGGCGCAGTTCCAGAAAAAATTTGTTGGTCTGCTGGAGCGCAGTTTGCCGCATCCAAAAAAACAATTCTGTCCAAGCCGCTAGATTGGTATAAAAAAGCACAACAACTTGGACTTGAAACGGATCGAAGCGGGGAAATTTTTGAAAGAACTTGGTGGAACATTTTAGGAGAACCAGAAATAACAAAACTATGAAGAAAAAATTCAGTAAAACAGTTACCAACCCCGAAACAGGACGGAAGAAAACCGTGAAGTATGGGGCTAAAGGAAGCAAGATTGGGCCGATTGGCAGTCCCAGAGCGGATGCCTACTGTGCCCGCAGTAATAAAATTAAAGGTGATTGGCGGAGTGATCCCAATTCTCCTAACAAACTTTCCCGCAAAAAGTGGGGATGCAGTGGAAGCAAATCAGTTAAGAAAGGAAAATAATACTATGAAGAAAAAAGGACTATACGATAACATCAACGCACGGAAAAAAGCTGGCACTAGCCGCCCGAAATCCAAATCCACTATCGACCCGAAGGTCTACAAGAAGATGAAAGCCAAGAAGGGTAAGTTCAAGGAATGAGCCGCCACCCAGATGACCGCATCTTTGCTGCCAAAGACTTCATCAATGAGTTGTCCAAGGTGCAGGATCGGTATTTCAAGAAGCTTTGCAAGAAGCTAGATCTCCCAAAGGAGGCCGAAGATTATCTATTTGATTACATCTACAATGAGCATGATCAAATAACCTTTGGTGAGTATCTGGATAAGTTGGGGCGCGGAGAACTTTGGGAGGGTTTGTAATCTCTACTATTGACCTTCCTTTGGAAGGGTGGTAGCTTTGCGGGCAAAATGTCCTCATTGACCCTTGGCCTCTGCGTAGAGCGATTACCGAACTCGGTTGTTCCCGTCCCTGATCCCCCCGATCTGGCGGGATTTGACGCGCAAGCCGAACTCCGAAACAATATCAATCGGGTTTTGGAGAGGCTATACAGCGAGGGCAAATGGGCTGGCCTCATTCAACAGGCCACGATTACAGCCTACGAGGACGCCAACGACAACAAGTTCATTACCCTCCCCCGCCATCTAGAGACCTGTATCCGAGGGGGCAAGGCGGGCTACAAGACCACCGCAGTTCAGAGCGAGTGGTACCAGTATTTGCCCCAAGGACGCGGCATCCGTAAATCAGACCAAGCCTACAGTGGGCCGTTGCAGGATATCGGGGAGGGCTACGTTACATTCAGGGACATTGAGACCGCCTCAACCCTGACCCTGAGTAGCAGTGAAACAGAGTGTGCTGGAAGCTACATCTGGATTCGCGGAAAGGACAACAATGGAGATAAGATCTTTTCTACAGTGGATGGTGAACGAGTGGAGGGCATTCGTCTTGACCTTGGAAACGGAACCCAAACCACCAGTCAGACATTCAAGGAAATCTATAGTGTCGAGAAAACCCCTACCACGGGCACCATCACGCTATCGGCAACCACGGGTTCGGTTACTCTGGCCAAATACGAGGCTGGGGAGCGGGCAATAAGCTATCGGCGTTACATCGTGGATCGTAATTGGGACGCTGTTCAAGGCATCTTCAAACGCCGCCATTGCTGGGCTATCTCCGACAACGACCCCCTCTATCCCGACTCTCTGGAAGCCATCAAGCTTGGTCTCATGGCTCTGAACGCCGAAGAGAAGGCCGATGTCGAACGCGGCCAATACTACATGGATCGTGCGATTCTCCTTCTCAACGCCGAACTAAAAGAATATAACGCGGGCCAAGAAGGGGTTATGCAAGTTGCACCTTGGCTGACCCGACAAATGATTAACATGCGATAATATGACACAAGAAGAAAAAGACAGGATTTCAAACCAGCGAGGAATGGTTATGCCCAACCAATTCGGTTGGGGCTTGGGAATGCAGGGCGTTTCTGCTTTTCCTTCTAATTTTTCAAATATCGGACCATCAGAACAGAAGGCGGGTTCAACTAGGTTTACCAGCAAGGTGCCCGCAACAATCGGAGTTGGTGGTATAAATTCCGCATATCCATCTTCGCTTGGACTTTCTGGTGGCGCTTTTGGATCAAGGGAGATGGGATCAAGAGACTTTGGATCTTTAGGACTGCCGCAGGCACAAGCCTTCGGTTTCGGTCAGCCAGCTTCTTTTACGGGAGGGGGAGGGTTTCGTGGTGAGGGTTATAGCTTCCGTCAGCCGCTTAATAGCATGGCATTAGCTCCACAAACCTCAATTCCGATTGAGGGTGGGGCTCTATCGGTGGGAATTAATCGAGCCCAGACGGCGGGGCAAATGGGAAGAACCGCCATCCAGACTCCGCGTGGAACAATTTTTGCCACCGATCAACAGCAAGCCAATATGGCCGCGCCCCGCTCCATAGATCAGCAAAGCTCTAGATCCCCGCAACAGCAACAGGCATTGTTGGCGCAAATTAGATCACAAGGCCTGCAAATGGCCCAAAATAAAATCGCGCAACAGGAAGAATTTTTTAAACAAAAAAGAGCAGAAAGAGCAGCGTTGGCTGGGGCCACTCAAGAAGCTTATAAATCAGGAATGAGTCCGCAATCAATCAGACAGGCCAGAAACGAATATACATCTCAACAGCCCTCATCTATTGCTGGCATCCAAAAACAATTTCAATCAATGGTTCCACAGTTTGGAACTCCTATGGCGCAAAGAGGCAGTGTTGCTGGAATTAGAAGTTCTTTTAATATTCCAACCGGAGGCCCCCAGCCATATCAGGCATCTGGCTTTAATACAGGAATGAATTTTAATGCTTTAACTCCAATTCTTGATAATAACCGCATCGGAAATCCAATGAGTTTTAATTTTGGTTATGGTGTTTGATTTATGGCTGAACCACTGACATCATCTGACGTTTGGCGCATAGAACGCGGATGGGGGGCGTCTCCATTGTCCTCGACAGAAGAGCGCAAACGATTTGCCGCAGCGGGAGAATCGCCTCTTTCTGGTGAAAATATTACCAGACTTGCCGAAGGTCGCGGCATTTCACCGATGGCTAGTAGATCAGAAAAAGATGCTTGGGTTGCTTCTGAAGTTATGGCTGGTCAGCGCGACCCGATGGATCTCCCCAAAGAATACGGAGGACTGGGTGATCGCCCAGAAGCCACTACTCGTCGAGGTCTTCGCATGCAGCAGGAGTGGGACGCGCAATACAAAATGCTTATTGATCAGCAAGAAGCCGCCAGACAAGCCGCCAAAGAACAAAGAGAAATAGAAGACTCGCTCCGAGACAGGCAACTACAAGAAGAAGATTTAGAGTTAAAGCGCGAAACACGCAGAACAGCACAGGATATAAAACATAGAACCAATCAGCATGTTTCGGGATTTTTGGCTGGTCTAAATGGCGGCGGGGTTGATTCAGCGGGAAATACAATTCCGCCACTTGATCCAGAGTCGCCAGAATATCTTCAACGCAGATCACAACTTATTCGCGACTTCCCTCTAGCAACAAAAAATGAAGAAGTAAGTCCGATCATTGCCACGATGGACGATATTTACAATACAAGGGTGGCGGCAGAAAAAGATCGCACCATCTCAATGGAAGAAGAGGGGGAAGAGCAGGCGCAAATAAATGCAGATATTGTAAAATACAATCTAACTCCAGAACAACAGGCCAGAATGCTTGTTCCTAATCTTCCCGCTGGGGTTGTTAAGTTTGATCCCAATAAGGCCAAGCCCATCATTGCCGAAGCAGAAAAAGCTATTGAGGGAAGGAAGGAAACTAAAGCTACGGAGAAAGAGTCCGAAACAAGGTTTGATGACTACAACAAGGCTCTTGCCACATATGAAGGGATGGCTGGCGATAAAGGGGCCGAACCACAAGATGTAGCCAAGGCCCGCGCCGCCGTTCGTGGTGCCGCTGCTGTTTTGAAGATTCCCAAGGTGGCCAATGAGGATGACCTTCAGAACTACAATAGCGGAGATAGAGTTCTTGCTCCCGATGGAATAACTGTTATAACTATTCCTTAATCATGGCAAATGGCAACTGGTGGGATAAGTACAAAACTGGTGGTGCTGCCGTTGCTCCAGAAGAAGAGGACGCAGAGCCAGTAGCACAGGAGGGTAATTGGTGGGACAAATACAAGTCTACACCCGCGCCAGAGCCCGAAGCGACACCGGAGCCCGCACCCGCAGAGGCCGAACCGGAGATGGCCCCGCAAGCCAATTGGTGGGATAAATATAAAACCAACACCACCGAGCCCCAACAAGATCCCAACAAACAACTTCTTTCCGACTGGGATAAAACAACCAAGGAGTTTAGTGATGCCCGCAAAGGCTATGAACAGCTTGGGGCAAGGTATCAGGAACTGGGGGCGAAGGAAACGCGCACCCCAGAAGAAGAGCAAGAATTGCAGACCACTTGGAACAGTCTTCTTAATTCGGGATTCTCCGTGCAGTCAGCACAAAACAAAGTGGCGGAACTTCAGCCCCAGATTGAGAAATTCAACGAAAGACAAAAACAGGCCCGTATCGATTACATCGAAGATCGCCGTGGTAGCGGGGTGTTTGGGGATCAAGCGGCAGAAGCTTTGTATGATATCGATGCTCGCGCCGAACAAGAATACGTTCAAGCCCAAACTATTGAAGATACCGATAAGCGCAAGGAGGCAATGGCAGCTATTCAAGCTAAGTATCAGGCGGAAGAGAAAGATCTGACCAATCAATATGTGGGGCGCTTTAAGGAAAACGAAACCAAAATTAACAATGCGGCAGAAGTTATTAGTCAGGCATTCGCCAAGGGGCAGACAGTAGATCAATTCCTTTTGGAAACTGGAGCGGATGCCGAGGAATTTAATGAGTTGCGGGATTCCCTTCTTAATCAAGACGATCCCGAAAAAGGACGCCTATTCCGCGAAGCCCGCGCCATGGTGGATTTGGCTGAAGGAACGAATAAGGTCGGAATCGTCAACAACGAGATCCGCATCTCCCCCCTCCATGTGTGGGACGCCGAAGGAATCAAGGCCGAGATCGAAGCACTTGACATTTCTGACTCCAAGAAGCGCACGGCCATCAATGGAATCCCGCAACTACAAAAAGAAGCGGCAAAGATTGAATACCCATTTTTGAAAGAAAACGTCAGCGAATTTAACAGCTTTGTAAAAAACAATAATCTTGAAGATGTATCGCCAGAACGCCAGATTGCCGAGTGGAAGGGGCGCAACGATGGATGGTTGAGCAACATTCCCAAAGCTGGCGTTCAAACTGGTATTGGACTCAGGCAACAGGCCCTTGGGTTTCTTGGTGCTGGTCAAACGATTGTTGGGGCAACAGCTTCCATTTTGGGAGCGCAAAAGTTTGCCGATCCCTTCTTGGATGCAGCCAGCAAAACCAGTGACGAGATTGATAGGCTTGAGCGCATTTCTCAAGAAATTGGCGGGCCAACCCTTGTTAAGGATCTTGCGAGTGGCGCACTTCAAGTTGGGGTGCAAGTAGGTTTTGGTGGTGCGGTTGGTTTTGGGGCCAAGAGGGCAGGATTTAAGCCCAAGACTGTTAGCAATATCGGCTTTGGGTCTTCTGTCGGCGCGGTCATGGCCCAGTCTTATGGCGGCGTTCTCTCTTCGGCCATCCAGACTTTGGAAAAAGAAAAGATCGATGGGGGCATGGAGCCTACTCAAGCGAGGGCAGAAGCAATCAAAGAGGCCCAACTTCCCGCCGCGCTCTCTGCACTAATTGAGGGAACTGTTACGATTCTTGGTGGCAAAAGAGGCTCCGAGTCTCCATTTAGAGAGGGGCCAGACGCCATCAAGGCCAAGCTAAACACCCCAGCATACAAGGCTCAACTAGACAGGTTTATGCCAAATGTTATAGGGGGAGGCACCGTGGAGGGTGTTGAAGAACTGGTGGCGCAGCTTGGTCAGGGATTCGTCGAACAGGCAACCTTTAACCCGAACTTAACAACATCTGAAATTGTCAACAATGGCTTCAAGGCTTTGATTATTGGCGGCATGTTGGGTAGCGGGGTTGAAGGACTTAAATACGGCTTTGACTACATGAAGGCTCCCAAGGCCATGGCAAGGCGTGAAGCATCTATGGAATCCATCCGCCAGTCCATTGCCGATGCAGAGCAGGATATTTCTAACATCAGCGCAAGCTCTCCTATTGGTGGAGAGTTCCAGCGTGAATATGACGCCACATTGCCCAGTGATGAGGCTGCGAACTTAGGTGGAGTGGCCGTTGACCGCACAAGGATGAATTCGCTGCAAGCGGAGCGTCAGCAACTTTCTGAACTTTTAGAAGATGATACAATCAGCCGAGTTGCCCGCAACCAACTTGAGGGCAAACTGGCATCCGCAGATCTATCTTACTACAACGAAGTTTTGGCCCCCATGCGCCGTAATGTGGTCAACGAACAGATGGTGGATCAGTTGGATGGAATGGCGGTGTCCCCTAAAACCAAAGACGGGCTTACGGCCATGGCCAAGATTGCCAATGGGCTAGGTGCGGAATCATTGACTGGCCGCGAGCGAGTTGCGGTTGGTATTACCAGCGTGGGTGGAGGACGCTTCCTTCCCAGTATCAAGAATCCAATGATTGAGGTCAACGAGGCTGGACAAGCCCGAGTTACCGAGGCTGGCCGACTCATGGCGGAGAATGTGGGCATGGTTCCCCTTGTTCGCATGATCGGGCTTTCTGAAACTACCAGAGCCAAGCAAGCCGAGATGGAGCGAGTGGTGGCCGAAGCCGAAGCAAGGAAGGCCCAGCAAGATGCCAAGGACACGGCAGAGTCCGAAGAGGCCAAACGCTACGGCCCAGCGTCTGCCGAAGCATTGAAGCAACAAGTCGCAGTCCAGCCGCCCGCGCCCGAAAAAGAATCCAATGCCCGTCTGGCCCAACTTCTCAAGGAGCAAGAAGAGGCTGCGCGTCTTGGTGAGGAAGCGGTGGCAAGGGCGGTAGAAACACGATTCATCGAATCCTTTCGTTCATCCATTGGCGAGGCCATCATCCCCACGGCAGAACGGGCTGCAACGATTGATATTAATAATTTCCGCGATGTCATCAATAGCATTGCTCAAGAGATCGACAAGGGAACATTTAACATTGAATTGATTGAGCAGGGAGAGTTTAAGAACATCCTGCCAGAGCAAGCCTTCACTACGGTGGTTGAGGCGTTCAAGGAAAACCCGCAACGAGCCCTCAATGCCTTGCGAACCTTTGGTGATGAGGTAGAGAATGCGGTAAAAGAATTTGGTGGTGGTGCTGCTGGCGAACCTGTCGAAAATCTGGAACCCCTGCTACGAGTTGTGAGGACGGAGCAAACTCCTGAAGATGTTACGGCTTTGACCGAGGCGGGATTGATTGAGATCTATAAAGACCAGCCCGTTATTACTGAGGCTGGCCTTGCGATAATTCCTGAAGCCGAGCGCCCCCGCCTGACCCCCGAAGCCCGAAAGATTCAGATCGACACGGGAGCCAATGAAGTAGTGGCAGAAGCTATTTCCAAGGGCCTTCGTATCGGAGTGGATCAGGTGGGTACGAATGTAACCATGCCCCAAGGATGGACATTGGATGGAGACATCTATGTTCCCCCAGTCAAGCTAGTCGCGGCCCAAGTTGCTCCAACCCAAGCCGAACTCGCGGATAAAGAATACATAAACCCAGCACAACTTGCCGCGCAAAAAGAAACCCCGTTTGGAACGGTCGATCCTAAAACTCAAGTTGTTGATGCTACTGGCAGAATTGTTCCGCGTTATATGTGGCATTCTCCGCCGTCAGGACTCAAACAGGAGCAAGGGGTGGTGGCATATGTTAGCAGGGAGGCTGGCGCACAACGCGCAATAGACCAGTCCTTTGGCGGCAAAGATATTAAAACCGTTTGGCTTGGTGTTTTTGGTCGAGACAAGGGTATGAGGCAGGGAGCGTTTACAATTGATTTGGCAAAATTAGATCCCGCAAACATAATGCACACTGGACAGGCCGAGGGAAATGTGTGGTATCGCGGAGACATTCCAGAATATGCCATAGACCGCACTGGTACTCCTCCCGTTCAGCCGCCTGTAGCTCCGCCAGTCACACCTCCGCCCGTTGCGCCAACTGCTGGTGCCATCACCGAAGAGCAGGCCAATAATGCAATCAAAGCGGCACAAGAGGAGCGGGCCCGTAAGCCCGCACCAACCATTGGAAGAAGTGATTGGGGGCCGCAGTCTATTCCTCCCAAACAATCCATTGGCAAGACGGTGCGAGAGGCATTGAAGACTGCATCCAGACTTAATCTTTCCAAGATCGCCCAGTCCGATCCCAACGAAATAATGATGCAGGATGTCGCGGCCATCCTTGCCGAGTTGGATATGCCCATCTTGGATTTGGAGCCCATCCAAAGTCTTTCCTCGCTAAAGAAGAGGGGAAGGGCGCGGCGATGGGGTGGGGTTAAATCCGTCATTGGGCTTCCATCTACCATACCAATGCCCGTTGAAATTTTGGCGCATGAGGCTGGCCACACGCTTACAGCAGACCAAGTGTATGAATATCTGCCCCGCAAAAAAGTGGGGCGCGGCAAGGCGTATTTAGATGCCATCAACAAGGTGGTGGCCGATCCCAAGACCCCCGAACCCATCGGCAGGCTTTTTTCTTTGTATGTTTCTACCATCGAACAACTTGGA